ATGGCTATATCAACTAAACCATTTCACCCGCTGGATGCTGAGAACAACCGTCGTTACAAGGTGACGAAAAAAGCCGCCCCCAAGATCGCATGGCACAAGACGGAAGAAACCGGCGCCCATAACTGGGAAGGCTATATCCGCATCGCGGAAGAAGGAGATTATACCTTCTCCGTCACTTTGGATGATAACGGCTACATTGAAATCAACGGCCAGAAGGTCGTGGAAATCACGGGCACGAACTCATCCAAATCCAAGACAGGAGACCCCGTACACCTCAAGAAAGGATTCCACTATACCAAGCTTCAGCACCGGAACGAGGAAGTCCCGGAAGCCATCGCCCCATATCCCAATGCAGAGGAATTCGTTCCCAAGATGGGAGAAACTGATCTGGAACTTTGGGAAATTGATGCTCCCAAGAACCTGATGAAGGCTGCGGATGCTCAGAAGCTGCTGGGACATTACCAAGGGCTGGTGGATTACAAGACGATTCCTTCTGATCAAAGCGATAAGGTCTGGGAGAAGTTCGGAAAGAAGGTTGCTACGGATATGGCAGGAGAACAAACCTGTGCTACGCGCCTGAGCATTGCCCTGAACCGCTACGGATACCGGCTGAACGGGGCCAAGTACCCTAATGGTTCCCAGGCATCCAATAATGTGCTGAACATGGGGGGCGACATCGGCATTCTGAATCCCGGCATGACTCCGGAGAGCGATCCGTCTAGTTTAGGTAAGCATATTATCATCAGCGCCGAGGTCATGGCCGGGCACCTGAACGGCACCATCATGAAGAACATGGGATGCGATGGCTCGGATTACACTTCTCCCGAAGATTACAGTACCCCGCAGCAGGGGGATATTGTGATTTTCGGTGATTCCCTGCATGTGGGGATGTGCCCCGGTGACGATGAGAGTGTGGGATCATTCTTGTCTGGGGGAGTCTGGTTGCTGTACCGAAGCACATTGGACGATAAGGAATAAGCGGGCATCCCGCTTGTTTTCGGGGAGCAGGGCGACCTTCTCCCTTTTTTATTAGCGTGAAGCGGTGAAGAGATGTCTGGAAATGGCGAAACATTCGTTTGCATTTTCTTTATTTATGGGGTAGGTATTTTTTATGTTTCAAAAATTTTTATTGTTTCCTCTTTTAACGGCTTTTTTGTTGTGCGGAGCTTCCGCCCGCTCCGAGGTATTGAAAACGGTAGATATTGCACCAGAATCCTGCGAAGATGTGCTGACCGCTTACTTGAAGCGGGCGGATACTGTGTTGCTGGTATGTGTATATGAAGCGCGATTTTCTCCGAGAGCTGTCGGGAAAGGCGTTCTATGGGACAAGGACTATCAGTGCCGCATTGTCCAGACCTTGCGGGGGAAGGTTCCCATGGGGGGCCTGCTGGTTCTGCACAAGAAGGCGGAGAGTCTACCTGACACCGGAGTAGTGAGGACAGAGGGGGATAATCGTTTTATATCCGCTCTGGTGCCGGGAACGTTGTGGTATGTATTCCTGGATTCGCGTAAGCTGAAGAACTTGGGAAACAACAGTTGTGAATATTCGCTGGATACGATGTGGCTTAATCCTCTCTCCTGGTCTGACCGGGAAGGGCTAGCGGCTTTTAGAAAGCTGGTGCGCGTAGAAGAAGGTCGTATTACTGAAGAATCGGAAGCTGCCCGTTTCCAGCCGGAATCCGGCGAGTAATTCGGTCTTCCCTTCTTGCTTCGACTTAATTTGAATCATCCCCGCTCATGAAATATGAGCGGGGCTTTTTGTGGAGAAGGTTCATTCTCCTGCTTTGGGATTTTGGATGTCGTAGAGTGCTCCTGTGTCGGTATTGATTTTGCATTCCAGAGAGTTGAGGACTTTGGCTCCAAGGGCGTTTTTCCCTCTGAATTTGTAAATGGCTTTTATGTCTGTCCGGCCAGACTCAACTTTTAGAGGTTGCCCTGTAAAAGAGACGAACTCAAACGTGTCAGGGTCATGCATGTTTTCTTTGATGGCAACTTCAATGATCGCAGAATATCCCTTTTGCAGTTTGGCAAAGATGTAATTGGCTTTTTCATCGGGAGTCATTCGTGAAAGCTTTTCTTCAAATGCTTTCTTATCCTCTTCTTTGTTTACACGCTTTTGTTCACATATGGCTTTTGCTTTTTCCTTTTCAGATTCGGTTTGCTTCAAGAGATTTAAGAGTTCTTGCCGCTCCTTTTCTGAAATCTTCAATTCCATAATTTCTTCTCTTGTGTAGATTCCTGATTTTGCCTGTTCCCTTCTGGCTTCCGCTCTGTCCTCTTCTGTGAAATCGAATTGTGACGTATCAGCATGCACGAATTGAACCAATAAAAAAGAAACAAAAATTGCCTTCATAATGGGATAATTTTTCAGAAGGTCAGTAGCATTGCAAGTAAAATGAAAACATGGTTCAGTAAACCGGATATAATTAGAGGGACAGTCTAAAAGACCGTCCCTCTAATCGTTTTTGTAGGGGAAACTACCAGTCCAGCAAGTTAACAATCTTCCCCTTTGGTAGTAGTCGTCTGATGCAGCGGATTGCTGCTCGGAGCATTTCCTTCTCCGATAACGACGGGTGAGATTTCCGTGTTAGATGAATGACTTTTCTTCTTATTTACATGGAGAGACGTAATTTCAGTCCTCATTTCTTCGTTGGTGGCAGCATATTCCACGGCAAGAGAACAATAAGCCGTGACGGTTAGACCAAGCCTGTAAGCTTCTTGATGAACTAGATCCTGAACGTTTGGTTCAAGGGTAATAAACATTTTACCAAGGTCTTCTGTTTGGGGCAAATCTTCAAGATTAGTAATAGATTCTGCACAATAATTCCCCATAAGTTTTCTGATTTCAAGTTCAGCCCATGCGGGAACTGGTTCAGAGCTTGGAGATAGCCATCGATCAATCGTGCGTTTTGGTGTGGATTTATCCGGTGTACGGGGATTTCTGGTTACTGATCCGAGCCATTCTCGATCATGTCCTGTGTCATTCAACCACTTTTTCACCAATTTTTTGAAATCATTCATGCGGTTGATTATGCGCATTTAGTGCGCATGAGCAAGACTATTTTGAAACATTTTTGCGCACTCAATGTGCAAAATAAATTGCAAAATGCTCACCGAGTGCGTAGAGTTCGCGGCATGAGAAAGGAAGTTCCTAAAAAAGATATAGTCCCATACGAAGCAAGCCAGCGAAGCAACGAAGCAAACGCGTTTGTACTTAGCGTCGCCGCCGAAAAAAATATCACTCCACAAGATGCCTTAGCTCTCATTGTGGAAACCGTTGCCCGTGGCAAAAAGAACGTTACCCGGAACATCAACGCCAAAAAGAAGGAGGAGGTAGAAGCATGAGTGATTTTCATTCTTACATGAATGATATTGTGCCCGGGTTTGCTCGCGACGCATACCAGGCTGCAAGCTGGGATCCTGAAAAAAGAGGAGAGGAATTTAGGAAAGCGTATGCTCAAGAAGTCATCAAATTCCGCGATGAATTATATGTGTTGGCTGAAGGGCATCCTGAACGCATGGAAGAAGTAGATGAATTTTTTGAAGAATTCCGTGCCGGTTATCTTGAACGTGCAAACATTTTGTTGAGGGCTATTTCTCGGACTGCATCTTCTGCAGTTGTTGGAAGTGCCAATTTCCCTGTTCGACAGAATGAGAAGCGTCTCCAATCAGAGCAGAAATGGAGAGTCGAATATATCAAATATCCCGTAAATCGAATGGCCTGCTTCAAGCGTCATTGGGGAATACGAAAAAGTACGGCTATTAGGACTGAGGATGACGATGCTGTTATCCGTATGGAGGCAAAAATCAAAAAGATGGAATCCCTCCAGGAACGCATGAAAAGAGTGAATGCCATTATCCGGAAGGCGAAGGGAAATGACAATCAGGCCAGAGAGGAAATCAGCAAGGAATTCCCGAAGTTATCACTCAAGGAAATAACCCTCCTTTTAACGGAAAATCCTAACAGGGGCCAATTTAGGAAGGGGTATCAGGCTTATGAAATGAGCAACAACAACGCCAACATCAAAAGATGCCGGGAACGTCTGGCGAAGTTGAAACGCGCCAAGGAAACCCAAGACCAAAAATTTGCGTGCCTGGATGATATCTCCGTAGAGATATCCCATTCCGAGAATCGGGTGAAAATCTTTTATCCTGATAAACCGGATTTAGAGACACGGCAGAACTTGAAATCTTCCGGATTCCGTTGGGCACCGTCTGAGGGCTGTTGGAAGGGATATGTAAACAGAACCACATTGAACTTTGTGAAACCCATTGTGGCCACTTCTATGGCCTCCAATCCCGCTATTTGATTATGTACGAAGAAACAGACATTTTGACCAGTGCGGATCTTGTGAAAGAATTCCCCAAAACATTCAGAACACAAAATTCCGTCGCTTATATGGTTCGGAAGCAAGGGCTGCCACATCGCCGTTTATCTGCCAGAAAGATTCAGTTTTCCCGAATAGCTATAAAGTCGTGGCTTGCATCAAAGGAATTTGGAAAGACGAAAAGCAAGGCAGCTTCCAAGATTATATTTTAACCATCAAATAATAAAACGATATGAATAACGATTTCGATGAAGAGATGGGGCGAATCTGGCTGAATGAGAAATGGATGAACCACGAACAGGCAACTGATTATTTAGAGAGTTTGCGTGAACAGGTCAGTGATTTGGAAGAAGACCTCTTTGAATGGCCCGGACCTCTTAAAGGATCTTCCAACCCGGACGGTCACCGAGACGAATAGTCTTAATTACAAATCAGTCATGAAGAGAAAATATAAATCTCCCTACAAGGCTCTGAACCCTAAAACTCGGTTTAAGTGCAGTCTTTCCCCACAAAAAACACACGTCAAAATAGATGGATTCTACGGTGAATCCTATTGCGAAGATGACCCCATGAGGCCTGCACGCGGAATTGTCCTAAGCCTGGTTCTCTCTGCGTTGTTGGTGGGAATCGGAACCATTGTTTGGTTCGTTTGGCGAGCAAGTTTTTGACGGTTTATCAAACCGTTCCGCTCTCCACGGATTGGAGAAAGTAATAACAAACAGAAAAACAATACAATGGATAATACCACCATCGAAGAAGAAAAGAATACGCAGAACTGCACGCACAATGAAGCCTGCCGTAACCCTGCTACCTTCGCATCAGCTCCATCCACGATGGAAGAAATCAGCACCGCGCTTGATACTCTTATTGATCTGGTTAAACGTTACAATGGACGCGCTATTTTTGCTGCCTTTTTGGAAGACCCGGAAGAAAGAAAAACTCGCCGTCTATTAGAATCCTCCAGCACCGCTTTTCGGTCTGAGGGAACGAATACCAAAGTTTATGGATGGACAGGAGCCTTTGGCTATTTTCTCAAAGCAAACGAATGCTTTGATTGCAATGTAAACACTATGGGAGAAGGTGTTCGTTTGTTCCTTGAACAACAGCAAAAAGAGAAAATGAAAAAGAGGATGAATCCCATTGCCGCCATGCTTGGAATCGTTGGATGCGAGTGCGAGGAATGCGAAGGATGATTCAGTTGGCAGGGGGGCGGCGGCCACCGATCCCCTGCCTGTTACAACAATCCGTCGAAAGATTATGAGTAACGCAAAACCTTATAAACCAAAATACGAGGACAGACAAGGACAACAGGCCCTTACCCTGTCAACCCCGAAAGAGCTTGCTGGCTTTTTAACCAGGTCAAAAACCTCCATTGCCGCCGCTCTGCCGGCCCATCTCAACCCGGACCGTATGATTCGTCTCGCGGTAACTTGCTTTTCACAAAACCCAGCCTTGCAGCGGTGTTCCGCTGTAAGTATCTTTTCCAGCTTGCTCATTGCCTCCCAGCTTGGGCTTGAGCCGGGAGTAGCCGGGCAGGGATATCTTATCCCCTACAAAGGTAAGTGCACCTTTGTTCCCGGCTGGCAGGGCCTTGTAGGACTGCTCAACAACACGGGCAGGGCTACCGCCTGGACGGGGGTAGTTTACGAGGGCGACCAGTTCCAATTTGAGCTTGGAGCTTATCCTATCCTCCGCCACATCCCCGGCATCAATTACGGGGATGAGGACAAAATGACATGGGCCTATGCCTGCGCCCGGGTTAACGGAGCGGAAACCCCTGTCATTGAGGCATGGCCCATGGAACGCATCTGGCGCCACAGAGACGCACACAACGAGGTCGGAGAAAAGCATTACTCCTACAAAAACCGCGAAATGTACGCCCGCAAGGTGGTTCTGCTGCAAGTTCTCAAATACATGCCGAAAAGTGTGGAAGTGGCAAATGCCATTGAAGTCTCCCATGCCGCGGAAACGGGGCGTGTCGTCAAAATCGACGACGGCGTTGTCATTGACGGCGAAATTGTATCGAAAGATGACCCCGGCATAGATGACTACCCGTTAGACCGTCAAGACCCGACCCCGATGCCGGAACCGGCCCCAGCCTCCGAACCCTCTACCACAAACCTCCTTTAAACGCCATGAGCGAACAACTTGTAATTATCCCCCTGAATGTGAGCGCCAAAGGCGAAGTGCTCTCTTCCAATCTTGCCGAATTCCGCGCCTCCGTCAAAACCGTCCTGGACAGTATCAGCCTCACCCCCGAAACCGATGAAGAATTCGGCCTTGCTGAACAAAACGTCAAAATGCTCAAAGGAGCTGAAGATACTGTCAAGGCGGCCAGGGAAAAAGCCCTGAAGGATGCCGAGAGCCTCCATGAATTCTTTGCCGCGCTGGACGAATCCAGTGAAGAAATCCGGCAAGCCCGGCTCACCCTGGAAAAGAAGATCGCCGGGGAGAAAGAGAAAATCCGCAATAAGCTAATCGATGACGCCCTTGCCCGCCTGGAATGCGCTCCCCATTTGAGGAAGAAATTATTTGGCGGTACAATGGCGGAATCCATCAAGAACAAGCGCACCATTAAAAGCATTGAGGCCGCGCTTGATGCCGCCGTGGCAAAAGCAAACAAAGACATCACAACCAATCGTGAAATCATTTGTGAATTCATTGATTTGTACGGTGATAACCTCGTGTGGGACGAAGACGAACTTGAAACGAAATCCACTATCTATGTTGAGGCTGAGCTGCGTCGCCGTCAGGATGTTGCCAAAGCCGCCGCAGAACGCGCCAGACTGGAGGAAGAGGCCCGAAAGGCACGGGAAGAAGCTCAACGGGCAAAAGCGGAATTGGAAGAACAGGGCAAACCTCCTGTCCCTCCGGCCCCCGCCTCCATCAACATGACCGCGTTTGACCAGGAACCGGTACAGGCTCCTGCAACATTCCCAGCTCCAAAAAGCGAATCAGAAGAATGGAGGCAATTCCAGGAATCCGTTTTTGAAGCCTTTGCAAAACTTAAGGATGCCCGAGAGAAGCTTACTCACCCCGCCAACAAAAGCCGCGTTGCCTATTTTGCTCAAGCCGTCAACGAGGCCTGGAAAGCCTGCATAGCGGAAGGAGGTGAGAAATGAAAATCTGGCCCTCCATGGAACAACGTTCGGAAGCTTGGTTCCGTGCCCGTGCCGGCCGTCTGACAGCCAGCAATTTTCACCGGGTTTTAACTCCCTCGGGAAAAGACTCTTCCCAATGGCGAGAACTTGCCATTGAAATGTGTTGCAGCCGCATCCGTCCTGATGAAATACAGTGGGAAGGAAACCGCCACACGGACCGCGGGGAAGAACTGGAACCGGAAGCGCGGGAAGAATTCAGCCGAATCATGGGGCTGGAAGTGGAACAGGTGGGATTTATCGTCCAAGACAATGAACTGGTGGGCTGCTCCCCTGACGGCATGATCAAGATCAATGGGCAGTACGCGGCGGGTGTGGAGCTGAAATGCCCTCTTTCAAAAAATCACGCGGAATACCTGCTGGACGGCGTATTACCCGGCCAATACAAGGCGCAGGTACACGGTTCCATGATTGTGACTGGATTGCCCTACTGGTACTTCATGAGCTACTGCCGGCGTCTCAAGCCCCTGATTTTACGGGTGGAGAGAGACAGCTATACCGACACGCTACAAGATGCCCTTGAACGGTTTATCATTTATTACGCGGACGTTTATAAGCGCATCATGCCTATCCTTTCCGAAGGGCAGAAGGTCGCATGAGGATGTCATTTGAATTCATAAATTAAACATTAACTAACAATATTATGCAAAAAATAAAAAAAGTCTATCTGGTCCCTTCTATGGGAGAAAATATTCTGGCCTTCACCAATTTTTCCGGGGCCTGGGAAAACGTCTGCCAGCACCCTGACCGACGCGTTTACACGGTCAAGGGGAAACTAGCCGCCCGTTACGCCCCTCTGCAGGTTCGTCCTTCCGTCCTGACGGCGTGCGAGAGTGTTCCAAAAGATCCCCACATGGAGAAGCTGAAAGGAGAGATTGATGCCGTAGCCTGTGCTATCGTGGAATCCTGCAACCTCAAGAAGTACGACAAAATCCGACAGGAAGCCATAGAAGCGTTAGTACCCCTGTCCTTAAGTTTTTCTGTAAAAGTGGATTATCAGAAATTTCGGGCCGATGCCAGCATGAGCGGAAGCATCAAAGTGAAGGGAGAAGGTGTAGCCCTCCTTCCGGATGATTGCCAGCCGGAATTCAATTTTGATGGAGATGAAAATGAGGAAGGAGGCGAAATATGAAGATTTTCCTCCCCATCGTCCCACCGAAGACAACACACCATTCAAAGAAGATTGTCCGCATAGGAAAGTTTCACAAACTTGCCGACAAGCCGGAGTTGACGGAGGTCATTAGTGACTATATGTCTCTATTACAGCCCTATGCCCCCCCTCGTCCCCTCTCCGGACCAATCATTCTGAACCTGGAATTTGTATTTCCCTGGCGAAAGTCGGAACCGAAGCGGAACCGCATTTTAGGAAAGATCCCGATGACATCCAAACCGGACAGGGACAACATGGAAAAGACTCTCAACGATGTGATGACCAAGCTTGGCTTTTGGACGGACGATGCACAAATCTTTGATGGTCGAACATCCAAATATTGGGGCGATAACGTCGGAATAACCATCGAATTTGCAGAATGGAGACCAACCAAATGAAGACCATACCGCGAGAATTCAACAAGCATGGCTATTCTTACACGCTTGTCACACGTATCGGAGATATTGCCATTTACAGTCAGGAAAAGGAATCACACCGGAATTTTGAGGTCATGGTTATTCGGAAGCGCAAATCTGACAATGACTTTGCAGGAACAAAGGCTGGTGATGAATACATGCCAAGTCCTGAAGAGTGGGGAATTTATGGATGGACATTGACCACATACGAGGAAGCCATTCGGAAAGCGAAAACATGGTTACAAAAAGGAGTTCCCGACTATGAAAGCAGATGAAGAAGACAAGCTGTTTCATACTGACGGCGCTTGGTGGACTTTTTTGAAATCCGGGAAGTGGAATGGAGAAAACGACTACACCCTTTTTGTGGAATATACATGGAGATACCTTGAGATGCAAAGAATGGGGAACTTGGAAAACTCCATCTTTAATTATTGCCGAACAAGAAGAAAAGTTCAGGCAAAAGTGGGAAGCCATTATTGACTTCTTTAAATTTCAACAAGAACAATTCTCTTCCAATGTGGGAGAATTGAAACAAATGGAACTTCAATTTAACTAAAATGAAAGATATTAAATGCCCGCTGTGCAAAGAAAAATTAGAGCAATTTAACGTATTGCGAGATGGAACACTCGTGGAAGTTGGTTGCCACAAATGCAAATGGTCAACACATCCAAATTCCCCGGAAGAAGCCTGGAAGGAAGTTGAAGAATTTATATCCCTGTTCCCACCATTTATGCGAGTAAATCAGGGAGACAATATCAAACTGGATTTTGATGATGATATTTTAACCGTCATTGGTAAAGATACCGACCGCTGTAAAATCTATCTTGAGGATTGCAAGGGAAATACAGAGATAGCCACGCCGGATGACGTGGATCAATGGCCGTGGGAGATTGAGCAGAAAGGAGGCCGGCAATGATTAACATCCTCCTATCCGTCAGGCGGCCTTTCTCCGAGAAAATTTTGTCCGGGGAAAAGAGATGGGAGTTGCGGAAAAACGTACCGCGCTTAAAAAAAGGCGACTCCGTAACGCTGTGGCTCTACGAGTCCGGGAAAGACGGAAAACGGGCCATCATCGGCAAGTGCCGGATGGTTTCCTATGTGTACATGCGCCACATGCCATTCGGGAAAGCTCTTGGATTATTCATCAAAGATGCTTGCGTCTCTAAAACTCGCCTGCGGACCTATCTCCCCTGCTACGCCTGGGGAGTCCAGGACCCCGTGAGGCTCCCCGCCGCCGTGCCCCTGTCTGATATTGGACTGACCCGGCCGCCGCAGAGCTGGCAGTATATCACGAACGAGCAAGCGGCGATACTGGAAAGGAGGCTCGCATGAAAATGACGCCTGAACAGAAAGCGTTTTACGAATGCGGAAAATCCGTGGAGTCCGTCAGGGAAACCATTCAGAAAATCCGGCAACACGCCATTCATGAATTTGGAGAGCCATATTACCTTTTGATGCCCTCTGAAAAAAGGATCTTAAGAATGGCAACGGACCTTGCCGGGAAAATCCATACCGTCCGCCAGAAACGGGCCGCGTGCCGGGCGTGGGTGCATCCTATGCGACGGAGATGTTCGAATTGTGAGCACGACCCAAAACAGTACAAGTGCTGTGTAGGGTGCGCCGCTATGGGATGGCCTGTTTACTGGGAGCCGAGAAAGGAGGATGAGTGAAAGTCTGTGTGAATTACAGTGGTGGCCTTATGTCTTGGGGTGCAGCCAAGTTAGCCGTTGATCAGTATGGGCCGGACGAAGTAGATTTAGTCTTCGCCGACACCGGGATCGAAGATGAAGATAATTACCGCTTTATCGTCCAAGGTGCGGGTGCCTTGGGATGCCAGCTTCACATTGTCCGTATGCGCGGCCATAAAGGAGCGAAAAATCCGGATGCTTATATTACTCCGTGGGAACTGTGTACTGGGCAGGATGGTTCAGGCGGAGAGGGCATGATGGCAAATTCCCGCGTGGGATTTTGCTCAATATTGCTCAAACGTAAACCGCTAGACACATGGATGCGTAAGCATTGCACACCAGAAACTCGTATCGTTATTGGGTTTAACATTGAAGAAATAGAACGGTGTGAAAGGCTCCGAAAAAACAAACCGGAATGGAACTGGTGGTTTCCACTGGCTGAAAAACCTTATTCCTACTGCGAGATTAAAAGCTGGTTGGAAGGATACAATGTCAGGCTTCCAAGGTTATACGACATGGGTTTTAACCATGCAAATTGCGGCGGTTTTTGTTTCAAAGCGGGTATTGGTCATTTTGTAAATCTTTTGGAAAAGATGCCGGAGAGGTTTGCCTTCCATGAAAGGATGGAACAACGATTTCGAGATTCAACCGGGAAACATAATACCATTTTAAGGAGAACTGTTAACGGGGAAAAGATATTTTATCCTCTATCTCAACTCCGCCAAGACTACCTTCAAGGTTTGGTGAGACCCTCCGATTTTCGAATGCCGTGTGAGTGTGGAGTCATGTGGGAACAGCCAGAATTTAACCTGATGAATGGAAAGGAGGAGGGGGAATGAACACTAGAGCACCACGGAAAAGGGCTCTTGCTCGATACCTTGGAGGGAAGAATAGAATCGCCCCCTGGATTATCAGCTTTTTCCCGCATCACAAAATTTATGTTGAACCGTTCGGCGGTTCCGGAGCGGTCCTGCTCAACAAGCAGCCCGCCTGGCTGGATGTTTATAACGATCTCTATGACCGGATTGTGAACTTTTTTGAAGTGCTACGTGATCCGGAAAAATCTGAACAGCTGGCCCGGCTTGTCGAATTGACGCCCTACGCCCAGGAAGCCTATGCCCGGTCATTTGAAATCGCTGAAGACCCCGTGGAAGATGCTCTCCGCTTTGCCGTCAACTCTATGATGAGCTACGGCGGGGGAATCTATAAACCAGGTTTCAAGCGCGACGGCATATTAAGAACTACGCCTTACCCGAAAACGTGGCGGGAATATCCGGACGTTGTGAGGGAGTGCGCAGCCGAACTACGGAACCGGAATATCGAGATCAACAACATGGACGCCCTGCAGGTCATGGCCCGGTACGATACGCCGGACACGCTGCATTACGTGGATCCTCCCTATGTGCAATCTACCCGCGGCAACCGCGCGAGGTACGCGCACGAGTACGACCAGCAAGACCATGAGCGGCTCCTTGCTTTCCTCCAGACCTTGAAAGGCAAGGTTGTCCTGTCCGGTTATGATTCCGAGCTTTATTCCCGGCATCTGGACGGGTGGCGAAAGGAATGCAAGGTCTCCCACGACACGCAGGGCGGCAAAAAAATTGAATGCCTGTGGATGAACTACAACCCCCAACTGACGCTTTTTTGATTATGGCAAATAAATCTACAGGAGCTTTAAAATATTATGCAATAGACGTTAACATGCGGTCTGCTCTTGCTGAACACGGCGAGGCTTGTGTAGGACGTTGCGCGTTGCTTTGCCTCTATTGTGCAGAGCAGGTCAATGGGGGGATTATTCTGGATTGTGGGACATGGAATGCCCGGCAATGGATGATCCGTGTCGGATTGGAGGGTAGGCCAGAAGATGTACCAGGGCTTTACCATTGGGAAGGAGACAACCTCGTGGTAGAAACCTACAACAAGGAAGCTGAAGAGAAAGCCTTGAACCAGCGGCGCGGCGGAAGGAAGGCCGCAGAAGCCCGGTGGGGTAAGAAAGAAGATGAAAGCTGTACTACGGAATGCAATGACCTTTCTAATACAGAGAGTAATGCAAAACGCATACCAGAACGCAATGCAGATAGTAATGCGGACTGCATTACACCCGGCAATGCTAAGGAAAGGAAAGGAGAGGAAAGGAATATAGGGAGAGAAACTACTACGGTGGACAGTACACCGTGGGAAGATGTTCCTCCACCGCCTCCTGCCTTTTCCTCTCCCTCGCGGCCTCGGATTGCTGACAATCATCCTGCAGCAGATCCCAGGGCATGGCAGTTCATTGTGGCATGTTTACAGGTCAATCCTGTGTGGAGCAAGACGATGCCAACTGCCCAAGAACAGGGGATAGCTCTGGAAGCCTGGGAAAGCTGCAAGGGAAGTGTGACCCCCAAAGATATTCGGCTTTTGCAAGCTTACTATGCTTCGGACCTAGACTCCGACAGGAAAGGAAAACCGTTTTGGAGGCCCGATTCCAGAAGCAGATTTTGGGAGAAGTTCAACGATGTGCTTACACACGCCACACGATGGGCAAAGGAAACACGTTGGAAGCCCAAGACACAACAGGCCACAAAGTCAAAGGATGAACCCACGGATGCCGTCAGCGCAGAAAATAGCTTATCCATTGAAGAAGCTTTGAAAGCTCTGCATGACCCAAATTGGAACCCCAACGAAAATATGCATGAAAAGAAGTAAAAGCCTTATCAACGAACGAATTAACATGGCTCTGTTTTACATGGAGCAAGGAAGCTCCAAGCAAGATGCCTGTTTGGCTGCGGGAATCACGGCAGAAAACCTTGCCTATTACACTCGCCGGGACCCTGTATTGAAGAGGAAGGTTGACCTGGCAATGTCCAAGGGAGGATTTAGAGCTTCAAATGGTTCCTTTTTTACACGTAAGCCCCCTCCTGGACGTAAAAAGAATGTCAGTTTATCCGAGATACAGCGGAAATGTGACGAAAGGTTGTCAGATGAATAATGAAACGCCGTCCCGTAAAAAGGACGGCGTTTCTCTTGACTTCGTGGAATGCTTGAGGTAACTACTCCGCAGAACGGTTTAGTCGCCGTTTTGTGTGTGGCGGCTTCCGGGGGCAGTTTGCTGCCGGGAGCCGTCATTGCACATCATTTGGCATGGGCCTGCTGAACCTCCTTTGTGGGAGTGTCACCATTCAGGCAGTCAATCCATTCACTTTCTTTGCCGGCTCGTTTAAAAGCCCGCACCGTTTCCTTGTTTGAGTCGGCAATGATGATTGTTTCAATCCATTCTCCCTTCTCTACGCAGTGATCTCGTGCCGATGCAATAGCATTTTCAATGGAGGTTGCCGCGGAGGTTGAGCTGTTGCCGTTGTTGCTTGTCGCAATCCACCTGTATTCGTTGTTCATTGTTTAGTCGTGTTTTGTGTTAATGCCGGAATTTCATATCCGGCATTGAAAGTATGTTTAACCTGATAATGGACAACAAGCATTTTCTTCAAAATTCGTCATATTTATTCAAAAGATAATTCCTGATAATTTTTTGATTGCGCTCTATAGTCAGTTTCCTTTCAACATAAGTATGAAACGTCTTGATGTTGAAGAAAAAGCCAGGGTTATTTTATCAGGAGTGCCGGTATTCTGTCGCTACGATGAAATACGTAAAGTAGCTGACTTGAAGGAAAATCCGGATAATCCGAACCGTCATCCTGATACGCAGATTGAACGACTGGCTGAAGTTATCAGGCTGGCCGGATGGAGAGCTCCTATTACTGTTTCTGACCTTTCCGGTATGATCGTCAAGGGGCATGGCCGCTTGGCGGCGGCCAAACTGGCCGGATTGGAAGAAGTGCCTGTAGAGATGCAGCACTACGAAACGCCAGAACATGAACGAGCCGATTTGATTGCCGACAACCATATCGCAGAATTGGCTGACTTGGATGATGACGCCTTGAAGCTTCTCATACGGCAAATGTCTGAATCAGGTGAATTCCCTCTTACGTTGACTGGTTTTTCCGACCGTGAAATTGATGATATGTTAAATGAGATCCCAGAGGACATTCCAGAAGATTTGAACCTTGAGCGTGATGAAGCCGGTTCCACATCTCAGAACTTTGTCAAGTTTGGAACAATCAAAATTATCTTGAGCGAAGAAGAGGCCAGACGCTTCAAGGAATTCTATGATCGTTACCTCAATGATAACGGTAATGTGATGGGGATATTCACAGAATTGTTGAACAAGGGAGACAAACGATATGCGAATTGAGTTCATTGAACGCTATCCTATTGCGGCCTTGACTCCGGCTGATTACAACCCCCGGAAACTGGCAGAAGATAAATTCCTGAAATTGCAAGAGAGTATCCGGAGATTCGGAGTCATCAAACCTGTCATTGTGAATGGAGATAACGGTATTTTGACTGCCGGACACCAGCGTACACGTGCCATGATAGCCCTGGGCATGACGCATTGTCCCGCGGTCAGAATCAACGGTATTACCCAGGTTGATGAAATCAGGTTCAACCTGTTCCACAACAGCGTAGAAACCAATAAGAGCAAAGCTCGCGTGTGCGGAAACCTTTCTGCAGGACAATACCATATTGTGCAGCCAGACCACCTTTCCTACGAAAAAAATGATAATGCGACCATTGTTTTTGAAATGGGCCGCCTTATCATGAAATATGGGGAATGGGGTTCCATCGTGTGCAATACACGGGGGGATGTGCTGCTGAATAGTGACTATGCCGTTGCCTCCAAGCAACTGAAACGTGAGGTCATTTGCTACGTGATCCGTGATGAAGACGAACAGGACATGCTTGAACTGCTGGGAATTGAATACGGACAGTATTACTATGATTCCCTTGGCGTAAAATCCTACAACCAGCTTCTGTGCCAGATGCACCGTCTCAACGGAGGCGGGAAACGTGACCTAAAATCGACAACATACGAACGATATGTGATTCCCAGGTTGCGTAAGGACATGCGGATTATTGATTTTGGGGCGGGCCGTTGTGCGTATGCTCAGATTTTGGCAGGAAAGGGATATCACATTTTACCTTATGAGCCACACTTCCAGAGGGAGGAAAAGCTTGATGTTCGTGAAGTAGTCCGTCAAATACGCCTCATTGAACGAGACATTGCCAGATCCGGACTATTTAATCTGGTCGTTTTGGATAGTGTTCTCAATTCAGTCGTCAATTCCAAGTTTGAGCATTACGTCTTGACTGCCTGTAATGCCCTGGCTTCCAAGAATGGCATGTTGATACTCGGCACGCGCAATAAAGGGTTTCTGGATAAGGCTTTAGACTACAAATACACGAACGCCCCAAGCCGGAACATTGAATTTCTTGATAAAGAAAACTTCTCTGCCACCTTCCGGGCCGGGGTATGGACCATTCAGCATTTCCACACCCACGCAACATTGAGGAAATTGCTTGAGGAATACTTTTACGACGTGGAAATCATTGGTGTAAGGTCTGCATCTCAGATTTATGCAATAGCCAAACGTCCTCGTAAGCTTGACGATGACAGAGTAAGGGAAGCTCTGGAAATTGAGTTCAACATGGAGTACCCGGGGGAATATCGCCATAACCAGCATAGGGGGCTGGTGGAGCTTATCATGACCCGTTTGAAAGGAGAGAGATAACATGAGAGCATTGGATTTTGGATTTGGATTGCTGAAAAACGTTTGGTCCATCAGGCCGGGGCAGAAAGCCCCTTTACTGGATATTCTCATTCTCGTCGCCATTCAGAAGGGGTGTGTAACCAGAAAGGCTATTCTGTCAGATGTGCCGGTCAATGAAGGATCATTCTTCGGTTCCATCCGTTCCCTGTTGAGAAATGGCTTTATCACCCGCAAGGAAGATGGACGGCATCACGTCAATTACAGATTGACTCCGAAAGGGGAATCCCTGATTGCAAAACTCTATACCGTTACCAAATAATGGAAATCAAGATAGATGCCAGCGATTTATTGAACCAGCTTGATATGCTGGATGAGCGGGCACGTAAGGTCGATGACCTGACGGTAAGGGACATGAAACGTCGCGTGCCCGGCGCCGTCTCTGCTGCTACTGCCAGTGTGTACAGAATCAAAAAGAGTGAAGTGGCGTCATGCTCAGCCTACGCTTACGATTACACAGGGAGAGGGAGAAATGCCGGAAAGGCCCATGTTCGTACCAGTTTCCAGGGCACGACGATAGCCTCCTTTGCTGTAGTGTTCAAAGGCAGGAAGCATGCAGAGTGGAAGACTACCCCCAAGAGACGGCCCAGGACAAAGATAACGGTCCGTAAGAACGGAGTACGGCGTAGAGTACCCAAGCCCTACAAGGTGACGGTTGAAACGTTCAGAGGAAAGCCAGCGGTCATCAAGGGTAAAAACGGGAACAGAGTATTTGTTGTGGATGGCAGGAATCGGGCATTCGTAGTTGGTAAGAGCAACCGCCCGATGGTTCATGCATCCACGTCCGTTCCTCAGGCCATTACAAACAAGAAGGTCAAGGCTATATGGATGCCCAAGCTCAATCGAGACTTGGAGAGCCGGTTTTACCACCATTTCAACAGATTGATGCGGTGATGGGAATCGGAATGGTCAAGGGGCGGCGGCCGAGGGGCCAAGGTACTGTCCGGCAGCGTTGCTCCATGCGCTGGGCTCCACCCCAAATAAGGCGCATTTTTCAATTTTTTTTTCGTCGTTTGGTTCACCCCCCCATGCGTCGATTTTCGGAAGAGAGGGAAAAAGCACGAAATGCTGTTGAAACGGCATGAAACCGCTACAAAAGAGCATGAAAGAAGAGGCCACTAAATCCGAAGAAGCCGGGAAGGGTTACATTACGGCTGAGAAGCTTGCCAAGCTTCTTGACCTTTCCGTCCGCCGTGTTCAGGCATTGCGAGCGGACGGGGCATTTGTGACCGAGGACACACCCATGGGAAAACGATATGTGTTCGGAGCATCCCTCGTTTCCTACATCAAGTACCTGCAGAACCGCCAAGAGACTTCTTCTCTGGAACGGCAGCGCCTTGAGGCGGAAGTCCGATGCAAGAAGGCCAAGGCGCGGATTGAGGAAATCAAGCTGGCCCTATTGCGTGGCGAAGTTCACAAGGCCGAACATGTTCGCACTCTCATGAATGGAATGGTCCAGGAAACGAAGGCTGCCTTCATGGCTATTCCTGGGCGCTGCGCGGTGGATTGCGCCGGAGCCTCACCGAATGAGGCAGCGATTATTCTGCGAAAAGCCATTTTCGGGGTATTTGAAGAGCTGGCTGCCCATACGTATGACCCCTCACGATTTTCAGACCTCATGAAAGAAGACGGAGACCAGATGTCCAACGGAGACGAAGAGGAGGAAGAATCATGAATTCCCGGGAGAAAAGACATCTTGCAGATCTATACAATGAAGCGGTGAGTCTGTGGCTGCCCCCGGAGGATCTCTCCGTTGACCAGTGGGCGGACAAGTACCGCCGTCTGGCTGGTGGATTATCTGCAGAAGCCGGTCAATGGAGGACGGACCGAACCCCCTACATGCGGGAACCGATGTGTGCCTTTTCAGATCCGAACATCGAGGAAATCGTTTTTGTGGCTCCTTCCCAGGTGGGGAAGTCGGAATTGGAATTGAATATCATTGCCTACATTATTGACCAGGACCCGGGAACCATTCTATACGTCCAACCGAGAAAGGAAGATGCCATGTCGTTTTCTCGTCTCCGCGTGGCTCCCATGCTGAAAGCATGCGATAAGATTCGTGATAAAGTGCGTGACGTGGAGAAGAAGGGGCGGGGAGCAACTTCCACCGTTTTGCAAAAGTCCTTTCCGGGAGGTATGCTGACCCTCGTTGGCTCCAATAGTGCGAGCGATTTGTCTTCTCAGCCGGTGCGCTACGTCATCGGTGACGAGCTTGACCGCTTTGCAACAAGCGCCGGCAGAGACGGGGAACCTTGGGAATTGGCAAAACGCCGTCAGAATACCTTTTACAACCGAAAGCGCGTTGCCGTTTCTACTCCCACAATCAAGGGGGCGTCTCAAATTGAATTCCTCTATACGCAGGGCACACGCGAACGGTGGAAGACGCGCTGCCCACGGTGCGGAGAATATCATGAGGTGCGCTTTGATGATATCCAGTTCAAGGCCAAACCGAAACGGATAGCAGGGAAGGAATCGTGGTATGTTGACGTTACTGGATGGAAATGCCCCGGATGCGGGGAAGTCAGCGAAGAACAGGAGGTCAAAAAATCAGATTCCCGCTGGGAAGCGGAGAATCCCGATGCCATTCGGAATAACCGTTGCCGGTCATTCTGGCTCGGAGGCTTTGCTTCACCTTGGCGCCCGTGGAAAGATATCATCCAGAATTTTTGCAAGGCAAAGAAAGATCCGGAACGGCTCAAAGTGTGGAAGAATACCGATGTGGGTGATTTGTGGGAAGAGAGGAATACCGTCGCCGATGAAACTGAATTACTGAAACGGGCAGAGAAGTATCCGGAGAATGCAGACTTGCCGGGGGAACCTGGTTGCGGCCCCCTGATTTTGACGTGCGGCGTGGACTTCCAGCATAAATATGCCCAATATGAAATTGTTGGGTGGGGACACTATTATGAGAGCTGGGGGGTACAGTCCGGATATATTACCGGGTCTCCGGATTCAGACGAGGTGTGGAAACAGTTGGACAGTCTCATTTCCCGTCCCTACAAGTTTGCCAACGGCAGAGCTTTGCGGGTTGTCATGACTTTTGCCGACTCCGGCGACGGCAAATTCACGAATGAAATTGCACGGAGGTGCAAGGAAAGGCAAAAGGCCAATGTGTTTGCCGTAAAAGGATGGGGTACTCATGGGCGTCCCTTTATCACACCTCCGAACCGTGTACCGATTGCGGGCAACAAGAATAACACCTACATTCTTTATAATCTCGGGGTGAACGCCGGCAAATCCGCGATTATGTCTGCCGTCCAGGTTCAGGCTCCGGGGCCAAATTACATGCACTTCCCCGACGAGTCGAGAGGGTACGACATGGCCTATTTTACCGGGTTATTGTCAGAAGTGGAAGTGGTAGAGGGAAATGTGATGAAATGGGTAAAACTTCCCGGACATGAAAGAAACGAGGCTCTTGACTGCCGGAATTACGCACGGGCAGCGGTGAAGGTCATCAACCCGGATTTTGATGCATGGGAACGAGCGCTTCGGGATGCTCCGTCCAAGACTGCCAAGGTTTCTACTCCACGCCGTCCGCGGCGTTCATCTTTCAAAGACCGGCTTTTTGACTGAGCCATATACACGTTGTTGTATTTTCCGGCGCCATCATGATTGCCGTAACGATGGCAACCACGCGCACCAGCAAACTCCGGGAACGCCTTGTTGAGTTGAATGAGGACAAGAGCGCCGTCAAACAGGCGATCAGAAATGTTTTGTCCGGCAAGGCGCAGAGCTACGGAATCGGTACACGCAACAAGGCTGCGTATAATATGTCCCTTGGGGAATTGAGGGTTTACCTCCGTGAAATTGAAACGGAGATAAGAGAGATTGAGCGTGAACTTTCCGGGGGTGGACGCAGATGCATTGCCTTTTTTGTCCCGAAAGATTGTTGAACATATGGGAAAGAAATATACAGCGAAGGTTCGGAAGCAGTTCAGGAATTACGGCTATGGAGATGCCGGAGCTTCCAAGACGCGCCGCGCCTTCAAGAAATACCACGCTGTTTCCGGCTCTCCCAAACAGGATATTGACCGTCACAATTCCGTTCTCCGCAGCCGGGCGCGCTCCCTTTACATGTCGGCGCCACTGGCGACTTCCGCCATCAAGACCTTGAGGACGGCTATTGTCGGGCCGGGGCTTTACCTGCATGCACAGGTGGACGGCAAGATGCTTGGCATTTCAGAAGATGAATCCAAGAAGCTGAACAAGCTTCTGGAAATGGAGTTTGAGTTGTGGGCGGCTGACCGCAGGTCTGCCTCCGTTTCCGGGTTAAGCGATTTTTACGAACAGCAGCAAATTGCCCTGATGGCCTGGAAGACATCTGGAGATACTTTCGCCCTGTTTGATGTAGGTGAGACTGATATTCTGCATCCCTACAGCTTGCGCCTGCGGCTGATTGAAGCCGACCGTGTTTGCACTCCGAGTACCACCAATGTATCCCCACTATCTACCTATGGGAAGAATACCGATACCGGTAATAATATTTATGATGGGGTTGAGGTAAATGAGAAGGGGCGTGTAGTCGCATATCATATTCGCAATACTTTTCCGGGTGAATTGTCAACTGAAACAGTAAAATGGGCCAGAGTTGAGGCAATCGGTAAAAGAACCGGAATGCCGAATATTCTCCACATCATGGATGCCGAACGTCCTGAACAGTACCGTGGTGTTACCAGTCTTGCGCCATGCATTGAGAATATCATGCAGTTGGGACGTTACCTGAACAGCGAAGAAGCCGCCGCCCTCCTGCAAACCTGCTTTACCATTTACGTTACAACAGAAACGGATGGTGACGGACCTGCCCTGAAACCTCAAGGTCTGTCTTCCGATGCCGACGAAGAGGGGGGCGATGAAGATGACCGGAATCCTGAGGATTATGAGATGTCTCCCGGTGGTGTAGCCTTCCTGCGTCCGGGAGAAGATATCAAGAGCGTTGACCCCAAGCATCCCACGAATAGCTTTGACGGCTTTGTCAGGGCTGTTGCTACACAGATTGGCGCCGCTATGGAGGTTCCGGTTGACGTGTTGCTCAAGAGCTATAATACGTCTTATAGCGCGGCCCGTGCTGCATTGCAGGATTTTTGGAAGAAGGTTGTGATTGACCGGATAGAGTTTGCTTCCACCTTTTGCAAACCCGTTTATGAGGCATGGTTCTGTGAAGCTGTTGCCCGCGGGCGCATTTCCGCTCCCGGCTTTTTTACCGATCCTCTGAAACGCGCCGCCTATCTGGCTCATGAGTGGAATGGCCCGTCGATGCCTCACCTTGACCCGGTGAAGGAGGCTACCGCCATGGAGATCATGGTACGGAATGGCTGGAAGACGAATACCCAGGCAACAACGGAGCTGAACGGCGGAGATTTCAACAAGAATGTGGAACAACTTCTTCAGGAAATGGACCAATTCGCGCCCCTGCTTGTGATGATTTCCGAGGCAGTTTCTATCAGAAAGAGCTTGTCATCAGACAGCAGCAAGAAAGATACCGAACAACAACAAGAAAATGAATACACCACCTAAATTCTGGAACGTGGTTGCGGATGAAAGTTCCGATACCGCGGAGATCGTGCTTTACGGCGATATTGTTTCCCAGCAGCCCGTGGACTTCTGGACCGGACAGGCTATTGAAGGGAATTATATCACCCCGGAAGGCTTTCTGGACGATTTGTCCAAATGCAAGGGAAAGAACAATCTGACTATACGCCTCAACAGTTGCGGCGGGGATCTGTTTACCGGCATTGCCATTCACAATGCCCTGAAAGGGTTCAACGGCAAAAAGACGGTCATTGTGGAAGGGATTGCCGCTTCGGCCGCCTCCGTCATTGCCTGTGCAGGTGACGAGGTTCAGGTTTATCCCGGCAGCATCACCATGATTCACGGCGTTTCTACGTTTGTGTTTGATGCCCTGAATCTGTCCGACATGAAGAAGATGGTCAAGGCCATGGATTCCATGGAAAATGCCATTGCCGCCATTTACTCCGCCAAGACCGGAAAGGAAGTAGGAGAGCTCCGCAATCTGATTACGCGTGAGACCTGGATGACCGGCCAGGAAGCCATTGACAACGGATTTGCGGATACTCTTATCGACGGAGAAGTGGCGAACAAGCTGCAGCTCGTCGCCTCCGCTTCCGGAAAGTTTGTCTTGCAAGCCGGTGGGCATGTTCTGTCTTCCGATTTTCGGGCAGCCATACCGGATCGGTTCCATGTCGCCGTCATCAATTCCGTTCAATCGGAACAGACTGCCGAAGGAGATTCTTCCGAGGATGACCTTCAGGCAAAGTTGCTGCAGGCCGAGCAGGAACTTGCCGCTGCGAAATCCGAATTGGCTGCCCTGCAGGAGAAGATGGCAACCAGTCAGGAGCCGGACGCCAAGGCAAAGGAGGAAATTATTGCTCAGGCCATTGCTGAGGAACGCAAGCGCCTTTCCGACATTGAGGCCATTGCCAACGGTATTGACCCGGAACTTGTTCAGGATGCCAAGTTCGGAGAAACGCCTATGACCGCTCAGGAACTGGCATTCAGAGCCATGAGCTCCGGCAAGTTTTCCGGCGCCAACTTCCTCAATTCCCGCGCTGCGGATTTGCAGGATAGCAATACTGGAAGAGTAACCATTGCTCCCACAGGAAACGAGGTCGGAGGTAATTATACTTCCAGGCTGGCAGAGGCCATCAAAGCCGCCAACGAATCTACCAAAACCAAAAAATAAACCATAGAAAAACCATTAGTATGGACCCAAATGCAGTAACCACCATTGATCTCACAGATCCGCAGACCTTGATCGCCATGGTCCGCGGGTTGGAACCGGCGCCGAGCTTCCTGCTCGATACCTATTTCCCCTGTGACCCAGGCACAGATATTTTCCACAGTGACAAAGTGCTTGTGGACTATGATACCCAAAACAAAAAGCTGGCTCCTTTTATCAAGGTAGGCAGCGTCAATAGTGACCGGGATACGTTTTACACGGATGAATTTTCCCCGGCCCGTATCGCTCCTTCCCGGTTGTTGTCTGTCGATGACCTGAAGAAGAGAGGGTTCGGAGAATCCCTCTTTTCCGGTATGGAGCCAGACCAGCGCGAAGCGGCTATTGCCGGACGTGATTTCATCGACCTTAAAGACCGCATCCGCCGCAGAAAAGAGAAGATGGCCGCAGATTGCCTGACGGCGGACGGCTACGAATGCCAGTATATTGACAAAGACGGGAAGCCCACGGAGAAGAAGACTGTGGCATTCCACGGAGATGTCAATGACTGCCTTTATACGCCAGGCAAACTATGGGATGCCGCTGACGCCAACCTTTTTGGTGACTTGAAAGCCATGAGCCGCGTGCTGACGTCCAAGGGCTGTGCCGCCGCTGACGTGATCGCCGGCGCGGATGCGGCCGAACTGATTCAGTCCAATTCCTACATTCAAAAACTGTTCGACAACCGCAGATTTGAAATGGGTAAAATTGAGCCGAAGCTTCAGGAGTCCGGCGCTCTCGTGTTGGGATTCATGAACGTGGACGGCGTTCTTCTGCGCGTTATCCAGTACATGAAGGAATACGAAGACGAGGATGGAACCATGACTCCCTTCATCGCCCCAAGCAAAGTCATCATGACTGCACCCAATGCCGGAAAGACCCTGTATGCCTCCGTCACTCAAATGGATGAGCCGGGCGGTCCGTTCAACACCTACGCTGAAAAGTACGTTCCGAAGTATATTTCCAACCATGAAGACGATATTCGGAAGTTCATCCTGTCCAGCCGTCCGCTTCTTGTTCCCAAGAAGAAGGGATGCTGGGTGTGTGCCGACGTGCTGACGGCCTCCGCAGGTGCATAAGTCTCACAAATATTACCGGAAAGGAATAACGCTTATGTTTATTATCAAGGTAAAAAGTAATTATGGGCAACACGAGGGAGGACGTGTCATTCTCCGGCGCCCGCAGGATCCTCCCTTTGAAATTGATCCTGACAAAGGGCAGGAATTGATTGACCGCGGCATTGCCGTATTGGTGTCTTCCTCATCTTTTGAAGATGAGGAAGAGCAGAAGCCGGATTTGCGTAAGCTGAAAGTGGCCGAGTTGCGTGAGCTGGCCACCAAGAGCGGCATTGAAAATGTGGAAACCATGAGGAAGGATGATCTGATTGCCGCGCTGGAAGCATTGGAAGCAGACATTCCGACCGTCAATCCCGAACACGGCATCGAATGAGCCTGAAAGCCGACATGAATGCCGATATCTCCGAAGTCTTCCTGAATCTGGAAGACTTCGGGGAACGGCATGTCGTGGATGGGAAAGAGATCATTGCCGTTTTCTATGATGAAGAGCTTATCCCGGGAAACCAGGATTACGGCCTTACCGTCAAAAAGCGGACATTGCAGGCGGCCACGGCAGACATGCCACAGCCGCAGGAAGCAGGATCAACGCTTGAAGTTGACGACCGGGTGTACCTGGTCGCGGCATGGCGTGAAGAACTTGGGATGTCCGTGGTTTCACTCACGGAAAATATCTGACGATTATGACAACACAAAAAGCTCTCGATGACATTGCACAATGGCTACGTGACAACGTGGTCAATGATCTTGAGTTCAAGGTTCCCCCGGAACTCAAGTCAAGCAATGCGGCCAAGTATGCCTACAATATGGGGCATCCGACCGTTTTCACGATTTTCACTCCGCCTGATTCTTCCAAATCCGAGAAGGAAGATTACAAGGCACCGAGTATTATCGTGCAGCTTATCGAGGGAGAACATGATGTCGTAAAAAGGTCCGGGTCTCTGGATGTTCGCCTGATTCTGCAGGTGTGGAATCCCGGCCAACACACGCCGGGCAAGTTCACGCCAAACGCCGAGGGATGGCGGGACCTTGTGTCTTTCATTGACCTGACGAGGGATCGCCTTGAAAGAGCCGTCATCATCAACGGCCACCGTATCAGGACGGATACCCTGACTTTTGGACCCATGCATGAAAACAGGGTACTGATAGACCATTATCCGTTCTTTGTGGGGCACATTTCTTTTTCCATCGACTTTCACAGTTCCTCTTCTGATTTTTTAACAAACTTATCATTATAATATTATGGCTACTACATACCTACATGGCGCGTATGGAGGCATTGGGGCGACCCAGGCCAAGAGCGCGATCCAGTCCGGGACGATTCCCGTTTATTTCGGGACCGCTCCCGTCAACCTCGTGAGGGGATATGCCGATTCCGGCGTCATCAATACCCCCGTGAGGCTTACCAATTTCACGCAGGCCCAGGCGGTTTGCGGGTATTCGTCAACCTGGGCATCTTACACGCTTTGTGAGGCTGTGAGCGCCCATTTCAACAATCCGCTGGGAAATTGCGGACCTATTTACATCATCAATGTTCTTGATCCCGACAAGCACCGGAAAGCGGAACAAGTGGAGAAGGTTCTCACGTTCACGAATGGTCGTGCCGAGTTCATCAGCGACGCAATCATTCTTGATACGTTTGCCCTGGCCGATATGGCCGAAGGAACGGATTATTCCCTTGATTACGATTTTACACGTTCTTGCGTGATTGTGACCGTGAAGGACCGCACGAAGACGACGGTGAATGCCACTTATCACGTTGTGGACAGCTCTGCCGTTACGGCAGAAGATATCATCGGCGGCGTGACGTCCGAAGGGGAGTATTCCGGAATTGGAGCTCTTCCCCTCCTTTATGCTCAGGAATTTCAGGTTGCGAATTTGCTGGCCGCCCCCGGGTGGTCCCATATTCCAGCCGTGTATAATGCCCTGATTACCGCCAGCCAGAAGATCAACGGTCATTGGATGGCTTTCGTGGCGGCTGATATCTCCTTGGAAAATGCAGGAACCATAGAAGCCGCCAAAGCCTGGAAGAAGGCAAACGGGTACACATCTGAATATTCCAAGGTGTTCTGGCCCCAGGCAAAGACCAGCACCGGAGAGATTTACCATCTTTCCACACTGGCCGTTTGGGTGATGCAGATGGTGGATAATGACCACGATGGCGTTCCCGGCGAGACCTGTTCCAACAAGGCGGTGCCGGTCATTTGCCAGTATTTCGGCGATGGTGCCAAGAACAGAGGTTTCGACCAGGAGACGGGGAATGCACTCAACGAAAACGGAATTTCCACCGTGGCGCCATTCAATGGGAAGTGGGTTCTTTGGGGCGGCCATACGGCAGCCTATGCGTTCGGGGTAACGTCCGATGCACTCCATATCTTTGACACGAATATCCGGATGCTGGAACACATCGTGAACAGCTTCCAGAAGGAATGGGCGCCAAGGGTTGACAAACCGATGACTATCCAGCTTCGAGACGAGATCATTCACCGGGAAAATGACAAGCTGGCCGGGTATGTGGCCCAAGGATACCTTGTCGGGAATCCGGAGTGCATTTTCCTTCCGAGCGAGAATGCCGATTCTGACGTGATGAACGGAGATTTCCGCTGGAACCTGTCCGCCACGCCCACGCCGCAGTTCAAGAGCGGCACCATCTCCGTTTCCTATACAGATTCCGGTCTGTCCGTTTATTCAGCATAACACCCAATATAGAAAGGATTATTATTCATGAAGTTTCAAGAATTGAAAGGGGCTTGTATTGCTTCCTCCGTTTACGCGAAAGGGGAACAGATAGGGTACAATATCCCCATCAAGCTGCCTGAAGTTACTCCCGTTATAGTAGAAATCCAGGCGGCTGGCGGCAAACTGGAATTGCCAGTCTGGCAGCAGGTGGAGGCTATGGAGGCATCCATTACCAAGACGGGCGTCAGCAAGGAATTCCTGGAATCCCTTACTCCGGAGCCGTTTGATCTGATTTCCAATGTCGCCCAGCAGAGCGTGTCCGCTGACGGTACCAGTACCGCCCAGCATATCAAGGCGTTCATGCGCGTGATTCCCAAGTCGGCACCCGGAGTGGAGATTACCGCGGGAGAAGCCAGCGAAAACGAACTTCCGTTTACTGTCCTCTCCTATCAGCTTTACGTGGACGGAAACAAGTATCTGGACATTGATGTCGTCAAAGGCGTGTGCTGGATCAACGGCAAAGACTACTCTGAAAGCATCCGCAGCATGCTTTAATATCAACAATTAACCATCAACACACCATATTATGGAAAAAATAGAATTACAGTATCCGTTTCAGATCAACGGTCAGGATATCCGGGAAATTGAATATGATTTCGGGGAGTTCACGGCCAATGATTATTTCACCGCCATGAAGAACCGCCGCGGATATTCTCCTGAGGTCACTCCCGTGAATGACTACGGAATGAATTATTCGATTGGCGTGCAAGTCATTCTGGCGAGCAATAAGGGGAAGGGATGGACCGTGGAAGACTTCGACCGCCTCCGGGGAAGTGACGTTTCAAAGGTCATGCTGGTTGGTCTGAATTTTTTTGGAGCCACGCCCGAGGAGCAAGCGAACGAGACCTCCGAAGGGCGATCCGAATCTACTCCGAGCGATTCCACGCTACCCGAAAAGAGCTGATGGAAATGCCTCTCGTCGATTTCTGGACGGAGTTTCAGGAAGCCGCAGAAGATGCCGAGAAGGAACGCCAGAAGGCGGAAAAACAGAACGCGCACCGGCGCAAAAAAAGGAGATAGACCATTATGGCGCGGGAAAAGACCATGAAAGCGACCGTAAGCATCGGCGGGGTAATTCACCCGTCTCTGCAACGGACGCTTTCCCGTGTCCATAAAAGTGTTGGATCTCTGGTGTCCAAGTACAAAGCCCTGGGCGCCATTACACTCACGGGGGCGGTTGCCGGTGTAGCCGCCCTCGGCGCGGTTACGGCAAAGTCCGTTGGTCAGGCCATCGAACTTCAAAAAGAGATGTCCAATGTGGCAACCCTTTTGGACGGCGATGTTCACAAGAGGGTTGGAGAGCTGCAGAAGGATGTTCTGGATCTTTCCGACACGACATCCGTTTTTACGAGCGACCTGACCAACGGACTTTATGAAACCATTTCCGCTTTTGGGGACAACGAAGAGACGATCAAACGGGTGGGCATTGCCGCGAAAGCCGCGAAGGCCGGGAATGCAACCACCATTGAGAGCATTCGTTTGTTGTCTGCCGTTACAAAAGGGTATGGCGATACCTCCGCCGCCGCTATGGAAAAGGCGGCAGACATGTCTTTCCAGATTGTCAAGCTGGGTCAGACTACCTTTCCGGATCTGGCCGCCAGTATGGGACGTGTAGTGCCGATGGCCGCAGCCATGCACATCAAACTGGAAGAGTTGTCCGGGGCGTATGCTACGTTGACAGGCGTGACTGGCGGCGCTGCCGAAGTGTCAACACAACTCCGAGCCGTCATTCAGGGGTTTGTGAAGCCAAGCAAGGAAATGGCAGCAGCCATCAAGCAATCCGGCTACAAGAGCGGTCAGGCCATGCTCCAAACGCTGGGTCTTCACAAGTCATTACTCCTACTCAAAAAAGGTTGTCGCGGGAATGCCTTGGCCTTGACCAGTTTATTCGGCTCCGTTGAATCCGGAACTGCAATTTTGGCCCTCGTTGGTGCTCAGTCCGACAACATGGCCGCCAAAACAAAGGCCATGTTTGAAGCTTCTGGGATTGCAGAGAAAGCCTATGCGGCACAGATGGATAATTTCGCTGCCAAATGGGCGAAGATTGTCAATATTGCCAGAAATTTCATGACCAAGATAGGGATAAAGATTCTTCCCCTCTTGGAACGCATGGCTGATAAAGCTCTGCCGCATGTCATCAACTTGTCAGAAAAGTTGGTCAAGGTTCTGGATTCGGCAGGGGAATCCATTACCAAGTATCTTGAAGAGGTGGATTTTGAAAAAGTCATTCAGGGACTTAAAGATACCTACAAATTTGTTGTCAAGAACTGGAAGTTTTTCGTCGGAGTATTTGGCGGCGCTCTTGTTGTGGCTATCGGTGCTGCCGTCGTCGCCATCGGCTGGATTCCCTTTGCTATTGCCGGTGTAGTGGCTGCCGCTGCATGGCTGTGGAATAGTTGGGATGATATCTGCGGCTGGATCAATGACCGTATCAGCAGCGTTGTAAACTGGTTCCAGACAAATATGCCGGGGCTCGTCGGCGTCATGCAGCGGGTTTATGAAGGCATCAAGGAAGTGCTGTCCTGGTTGTATGAGAGGTTCCGCGTGGTGTTTGATGCCGTTTTGGCCGTCGTGAAAGTGATTGGGCCACCCATTCTGGATTTCATCAAGGCGACGTTGAGTGTCGTTCTGCAGCAGGTTGAGGTTTACATCAAGAAGGTTATTGCCTGGATTGAACGGATATGCACAGCTTTCAATAGAGTGTACGATGTAGTGAAGCCTCTATTCCCGCTGATTGGCCAGATGCTGGAAACGGCATTCAGGAATTCCATTCAGAGGGTTATCGACATGTTGAAAGTGCTGATGAAATGGATTCAGAATGTGTTCGCCAAGATCAATTCCATGATCGAGAGCGTTGCAAATATACAGCAAGCTGTTACTGGTAAGGTAAAGGGATGGTTCGGATTCGGTGGTGAATCCATGCCGGCCAAAGCAGCCGGCGGTTTTACGTCCGGACCGTCTATTTGTGGAGAGGCAGGAACGGAGGCTGTTATTTCCTTTGATCCCCGTTACCGGGCGGCCAACCAAGGGTATTTGATGACTGCGGCGGAAATGCTGGGGATGGATGTTGCCACCCCCGTGTCGGAATCCAGACAAAGCGTTGTGAACTACAACGTAGGAGGCATTACTTTTTCCCCCGTTATCAAGGCTGGGGAAGGAACCAGCAAGCGTGATATTATCCGGCAACTTCGTGAAGTCATGCCCGATTTGATTGACATGATTGAAGACGGGTTGAATGAAAGGAGCAAGGGACGATATGCCTGACGATTATTCCATTTACACAGCCCGAGGGGGTGAGACCTGGGACAAAATAGCTTTTGATGCATGGACGGAGGAAGCTCTGATGCACGTGCTGATTGCCGCAAATCCGGATTTGGCCCATATCGTCATTTTTGAAGGCGGGGAGAAGGTTCGGATTCCCGTCATGGATGAACCTCAGAATACGGAGTCCCTGCCTCCGTGGAGAAAGGGGGAATGAAATGTTCGGAGCTCAAGTAACATGGCAGCTTTTTCCTTTTGGCCCCATCCTGGGCCATTTTCTGCCAGTTTCAGATTTTGAGGCTTCTGCAGGCATCAAGATCGAAGAGGATACTGAAAATGGTATGTCCCGTGTAACGGGGCGGGAATTGCAAACGTGCGGTTTTTCCATCCATGTTTCCAAACTGACGGGTGGGAATCCCTGGCTGACGTTTGAAGCGTTGAAACGCCTGAAAGGAGTGAGTGCTCCCCTGTACCTGAGCAGTGGCGCCGCCTGGAGCTTGTCCAATTCCGTGCTTGATACATTGCAGACATCCGACTGGCGTCAGGCTCTTACCTTGAACGGTGCGATAGGTCTGGCAAAAAGTCTGTTTTCCGGCACGTCTCTTGGAGGCGTTTCGTTCATGCTGACGGACGTTTCCTGGGAAGTAGGCATGATCGGGAAGGATGGAGAGATCATTGATGCCATGATTTACCTTTCTTTCACGGAAGATGCCGGAGAGCGGCAATCAGGCGGTTTGCGCGTATTCATCAATGATGAAGATATTACGTCCAGTATTTCCGTCACAGGGTGCATTTATGAGATGCACGCCGAAGGGGAAGCCGATTCCCTTGAAATACATTTTGCGGATACCAAACGCCGATGGGTAGGTTGGAAACCGAGCAAGGAAGGGGATACCGTCAAGATTACAGACGGAGTGGTCAATTCCGGTGTGATGTTCATTGAATCTCTCAAGCCATCTTCCGGGGAATACACTTTGCGGGCTTTCAGCGTGCCGAAGTCGGCTACAAACAAGAAGAGCCGGAGCTTTGAAAACATGTCCCTTCCTCAGTTGGCCGCTACTGTAGCCCGGGACAACAAACTTTCCGTTAAGAATTACGGCGTGAGCGATATCAAATACCCGTATGTGCAGCAGCGCGGGAAGTCTGATTTGGCTTTCCTGCACGAACGGTGCAAGCTTGCCGGGGCATCTTTCCTTGTCTATGACAAAACACTGTGCCTATATGATGAGAAGACCATGGAGAACCGGGACTGTGCCAAGATTTTGACATTGGGGCCGACCGTAGAGACCAAGTTCACGGATGACGCCCATACGGCCTACAGCTCTGCCAAGGTAAGGAATTCATCTTTTACCGGAACCGGCGCAGATGGAGATGTGAAAACGGGGAAGGAACTGGTCACGACCATTTCCGAAATGGCTTCTACTCAGGCTGTCGCCAACCGGATATCCCAGGCCATTCTCCGGGATGCCAATAAGAAGAGCCGCCGTGGGGAGGTGTGCATGAACACGCAACGGGAGTTGGCAGCCGGAAGTGTGGTTCAGATTATTGCCAACGGATGGATGGGAACTGCCTTTATTTACCGTTGTCGCCACGACTTGAAAGCCAAGAAGACGCGTTTCTGGATCAGGAAACCGCTCTCATATTGACGACCATGAACGTACAGAAGGGAAAAATCCACAGTATTATTGATGGAGGCAGGAAGGCCCGTTGCGTGCCTGATAATGATCCTGGCATTGTGACTCATGAACTGGTGATTCCGTTTTACTGGCGAGAGACGATGGGGAATATTCGCGTTGGAGAATCCGTCTATTATCTGGAAGATGAATCCATGGGAGGATACGTCATAGGAAGATGTGACGGTGAATGGGACGGAACCATCCGGGGAAGTCTGACGGTGACGGAGGATGTGACCGGAAAAGGTGTCAGTCTGGCCGAACATACGCATACGGATTCTCAAAACGGAGAAACGACGCCTCCCAAATGACCTGAGCCATATACACGTTGTTGTTCCGCTATGATGGATTCAGGCTTGGGACAATGATTGGGTTTTGGGGGACACATGTTTTTGAAGTTTCAGAGCGGACAAATAGCCCGTTGCTGGACGGCATGAGGCTTAATTCCAGTCTGGAAGTGGAACAGCAGGAATCCACGGAAGCCCAAAATCCTCTTGATTTGAAAGGAGGCGACCAGCCGCAGAGTTTCGTCGTGTCAACCATGAGCAGCATTCATGCCGGTGGTTTGCCTCCGATTACGGAGTATAATTCATGGGTACGTGACCTTGGAAAGTCCATGCCATTTATCCTTGGAAACAGGATTTACGGCCCTGTCCGGTCTATCCTCATGAAGGTGGATATTACTAATTGCGTATTTGGACCAACGGGGGAAATGATGTCCTGTGATTTATCTTTGGAGTTTATGGAGGACAAGCCCCTTTCCGTAACCGGGAAAGACGTCAAGGAACGCAGGAAAGGCCCCTCCAAGGGGGAAAAGAAGGCCAAAAAAGGAAGTATGTCTTTCGCTTTTACAGATGCGGACAGAGCTGAGGCGAAAAAATTACAGAAGGAGGCCGGAATTAAATGAAAAGTTCAGGAAATGGATTGCCTCAACTTTGCCTTGTCAACCTGTTCAGGATGACGCGTGGAGAAGTGCGATTTGATGTATTGCGCGGCATGGACAGTTCCATCACGGACAAACCAGAGACGGCCGCTCGTCCGTTGCTGATTGCGGAAGGGTACTGGCTGGCCGCCCAGTATGAACCTCGGATATCGTTCAACGGAATTGATGTGGACGGTATGCCCGAATTGGGGAATTACGATTTAACGGCAAACGGAACCATCTAACAATATGCAGGAGGAACCCATCAATTTTACCGATATCGACGCTGGGAAACTCAAAGATAACCTGTTGGCACAGATGGAAAATGCCACGGGTGAATTGCTTTATCCCGGAGACGAACGGAGGATTTTTGCGGAGGGTATGGCATATGCTCTTTCTGTCCTGGTATCCAGTATGAACGAAGCCTGCAAGTCACGCCTGTTGACCTATGCCAGGGGTAAGGTTTTGGATGCGCTCGGTGAACGTGTCGGGTGCAGCCGATTATCTCCAACGCCGGCCAGAACCATTCTCAAGTTTTCGCTGGCTGCTGAAAGAACGGTGCCGACGATTATCCCAGCGGGAACACGATGCACAGCAGATAACACGATATATTTTGCCACAGATTCAGCGGCCATGATACCTACCGGAGCTATGACCGTGGAAGTGGCGGCCACCGCTACGGAGGGAGGGATAAAGACAAACGGCATACCTGCAGGGGGAGTTCAGACGTTTGCTGATGATGTACCGTTTGTGGCCGGGGTTGTCAACATTGCAGAGAGCGCAGGAGGGGATGACGGGGAGCCTTACCCGTCTGCCATTGATCCGGTAAATGGGGATGATGGAACCGGTGATAATCATTACCGGGAACGTATCAGGCTGGCGCCATCAGGATTCACGACAGCAGGCACAGCCGGAGCTTATTCTTATTTTGCCAAGTCAGCGAGTGCCAATGTGGCTGACGTGAAAGTGATTTCCGATCAGGAGGCCGGAACCGTGTTGCTTGTCATTTGTGAAGCCCATGGAGCAGATCCCTCAGAAGCCACTCTTCGAGAGGTCTTTACCGCCGTGACTGCCGATGATGTCAAGCCGCTGGGAGACAAGGTGAGCGTATCAGGACCTTCCCCCCTCGAATATGGCATCGAACTGACTTATTACTGTTCCAAGGCTGAGGAATCGGAAACTGTTCAGGCCATTGAAGGGGCAGGGGGAGCCATTGAACAATACCGCGAATGGCAGAATAGCGTGATAGGGCGAGATATCAACCCGGACCGGTTGAGAGCCTACCTGCTGGATACCTGTATTCGCGTGGACGTGAAAGCTCCTGTTTTCACGTCCGTTTCCGATTTGCAGATTCCCCGCTGGAATGGACGAATCAATGTGTCCCATGTAACCATTGAAGAATGAACCTGGAAGACATAGATATCAAGAAACTCCTTCCCCTGTTCATGCGAGCGGGAGAGGATAATTGCGCTCTGGCTGATGGATTGTCCGAAGTGTTGCAGCCGCTTGCTCAGCAAGTCAAAAGGCTTTCCACCTGGGACCAGTTAGGCATGCTGGGGAACGCTGAACTTGACGCTCTGGCGGCCGAGCTGAATATCTTCTGGTACAATTCCGATTACTCCCTTGAGCAAAAACGAGCCACGATTCTCAATTCCGACAAAATTTACATGAAGCTCGGAACCGTAGGGGCCGTGGCTGATGTGGTGAATGATATCTTCGGAGGGGCGCGCGTTGAAGAATGGTTCAATTACGGCGGCCAGCCCCATTATTTCCGCATTATTGTAGATAATCCAAGCTCCATGTCCAAAGAGAATGAAGCGAAGTTTTTGCAGATCCTTGAGCGTGTGAAACGAAAATCCCAATGGCTGGAAAAGGTAGTCAATGAGATTTTGGCGGGCATCCCGATGTATATTGGGGCAACCGTGGCCGTCCATAAATCATTGAGCGTGCGGGTGGACGTATGGCAGGAACACACGCCGGACATTGGAATCAATGCAGGATTGGCTTTTTCTACACGTCAAGCCGGTTCCGAATCTCCTAAAATTTCTATTAAGTAAATTATTATCAAAATATTATGGCATCTTTTCAAAATATGGTAATAACCACCGCAGGGTTAGAATTGCTTCAAGATTTGATCCTTGAAGGCGGGACGCCATTGACTTTTTCCGGAGTAGGCGTTGGAGATGGTTTGTTGGAGGATTCCGATATAACGGCCAGGACTTCCCTTGTCCACGAAGTTCACCGTCTTCCCATTGAAAAAATCGAAAAACAGGAAGGAGGGCATATAAGGGTTTTTGCGCGGTTGGCTACCGACATTATTACCACCGATTTCTATCATAGGGAATTGGGGGTATTTGCCAGGTACGGCGAGCAGGAGATTTTATTTGCATATGGGAATGCCGGAGATGATTACGATTTTATTCCGGCGACGGGAAACAATGCCTCTATTTGTAAAACCATTGTGACGGAATTCACGGTAGGGAGTATGAAAGCTGTTTTCCTTCCTCTGGATTCAAAAGATTTTGTTACTCACGAGGCGATGAATGCTCAAGTTGAGGAAGTAATCACCCGAGAAACGAGGAAAGTTCTCGAGGCTATCCCGCAAGTGGATGCCGCGGGCAATATGACGTTGCCCGGAGGTTTGACGGCGGCGGGGGCTATTAACGCTAACGGCGGGATCAATGTCCCGCTGGCTGTTGGGGTTCCAACGGACATGATGGCCGTCAATCGGGCGTACGCCTTGGGACTGGCCCACACGGTAATGATGCACCAGGCACATGCTTATTGGTTGGCATCCTCCTGCACGGCTACCAACGGTGTGACCATCAATCATGTGGTTCCCGGCTGCTATTGTGAGGCACGGCTGGGGGCCAATAAGCACACATCTCTGACGATGCGCACGACGGGGGTGATCGGCGGTGGGAATTATAGCAAGATACTGGGTTACTCTATCCCGGTTCGCAATAGTGGTGATAGCCCAGGGGCCTGGATCAAAGTGTCCATGCTCATAGGTGCAGGGGGAAAGTGGACAGAATACCCTGATGCGGGGATGGACGATTACCGCTTCAGGCCTGCATCAGGTAGCGCCCCGTCTATTGCCCGATTGGTTGAAGTGTCTCTCTATTACGATGATGGGTGCAAAGCCCGCGTTCGTGAACTCATCGGCATCGGCAATCCTCGTCAATATGTTGTCCGCACCACTGAATCCAGCCTGAATTACGACGGTAATACGGGCATAAGCGCGGGGGCTTACCGTCTGGTGATTGCCCAGTCCGCGCTATCTTACACCGACGCCCTGGCCGCCGGAGTATGGCTGGTGATAGGAGGTGCGTCCACTGATACGGTTATCAAACTGGCGGCCATCAGGGGATGGGATACCTATCATGTCTCCTCGGCACCTACCTTGTATTTGGATGCTCAAGCACCCAGCTATGGCGGGTATATCCAGATGGAGCCCCCCACGATTATCAACGGTATAGGCAACAATACCTATGTACGTTATGGATTGGAACCTTATCAGCGCAGCTGGATCACTACGGAAACGGAAGAGCCGTACACTGATGAACAACCGACGGAATAATACCATGAACAATGCAGAAATACAGATTCAGTTTCCCCGTCCCGGCCAGTGGAACAAATTCATATTGACGGCCATCTACCGGGATGCAGACGGGTACATCCGCACGGACCGCTATACACAGGACGATATGCCAGCAGATCAGGCCCCGGCCATGCAGGCTGTAGTTGTCGCGCTGGTTGGCATGGGCGAGGACTGGCAAGCCTCACAGGTGTGGGCGCGGCTAGGTCATGTGTTGCGTGATTATCCGTTCCCGCCGCCTGATGGGGCGGGAGAGTGGATTGAGGCCATATCATTGACTGTTGAGGCGGTTAATGACCAAGTGGGACGCCGGATTTTCACCCCGGCCCAATATCAGGAGTTCACAATCACAGACCCCGCCGCCGTCGCATTCTTTAAATACTTCATCACCAATAAATAGCATGAACATCAATAAACAAGACATTGAAAAGGCCCTACAGGCGGCATCCGCCCGTTGGGGGAATTGGGTTAAGTACGTGATTGCCGCCATCATTGGCGCGGCGGCCGTAGCCGGTTACATCACCGTGACTGGCTGCGGGCATAACGTGGACATTACCCAAGGCCGCACCGAGATCTGCAAGGACGGTTCCTGCCTAGTGCTGGAGCCGGGCCACCTGTCCTACAGCCAGGCCCAGCCCGCAACGGACACGCCGCCCGTCGTTCAAGCCCTGAAAAAGTAAGAATCATGTGCCAGCCGATAGATTGGGTTCTGCGCGTAGTCAACACTGTCCGCGCGGTTTTGGATGGCAAGAACGGTATTTTGACGCTGCTGATTGTCGTTCTCATGGGCGGATTTGTCGGCATGGTATTGATTTACAATGATTTCAAAAGCTTCTTGCAGGAGCAAACCAAAAACTACGCTATTCAGACGGAGGTCTTGAGGACAATAGACCTCCGTCTATCCAACCTTGAACATCAGATTAAATGAACACTACAGAAAGAAACATGGCTGCGGCCATTCTCCAATTTGAAGATGCCCGCGTCACCGGGCCGGATTCCCTGCGCGTTTCCCGCCTTCCCGCCGCCGACAAAGGCGGCAAGTGGGAGATTTGCGGCATTTGCGACGGTATTGAACCGGCCGTGTTTAACAGATTGAAGGCCCTGCTGGATGCCGGAAGACGAGAAGAGGCCTGGGAAGGATGTCTCCAGTACGTGCTGGATAATACCGCCGCCGTGCGTTCCTGGCTGGGTTCCGACGCTTTCCCTGGCGTTGAATTCATCCTGCGGGACCATTTTTTCAATTCCGGGAGCAGGAATACCGGAAAGATACTGCAACGTGCATTGAACATCCACGGAGCCGGTCTCACGGTGGACGGGATTGTAGGCCCCAGGACCCGGCAGGAGTTGCTGGACCAGCTGGCCGCCACAAGTGAAGCGGTGTTCATCATTGGATTACAAGAGAAGCGTCAGGCGTTCTACCGCTCCTGCAAGCAGTTCCCGACCTTCGGGCGCGGATGGTTACGCCGCTGTGACGACGCCTTCAGCGTTGCCCGTTCCTTAATTTAAATTTGATGATAACATTTAATTATGGCTAAATTCTCCAACGTCACAATAACACGTGCGGGACGGTCTCATTTCGCTGCCGCCATGTCTGCTGGTTCCAGCATTGAATTTTCACACATTGAAATAGGTAATGGGCAGCCTCCGGCCGCGCCGGAAGATCTGACTTCATTGGTTGGGCCTCTTTCCCGGGTGAGTATTTCAAAAACTGACCATGTGGATGGCGTAGTAACGGTTCGTGGGACATTTGTCGCATCTGGCGTCACAGGAAATTTTTACTTGCGCGAAATTGGAGTTTTCGTCAAACCGTTTCAGAATGGCGGAGATCCCGTGCTGTTTGCCTATGCCAATGCTGGTGAATTGGCTGATTATTTCCCGGATGCCGGAAGCAATACCGTTATGGAAGAGGTGTTGACCGTCTCTATTGTCATCGGCAATGCGACGGTCATATTTCAGGCTTTTGATCCTAATGCCCGTGCTACATTACAAGATATGGCGGATCTAGAAGATAAGCTTGATATTGAAACGATAAGAATAAGTATCGAAGGATTGGGTAAAGAGACAGAGAATATTTCCAAGGCCATTGAAGAAGCAAAGGCAGGATTTGTTTCTAAAACAGGGGATAAGATGACCGGGAATTTGGAGGCTCCGAATTTCATCGGTCATTTAAATGGTTCAGCAGACCAGTTTTGCGGGTGGAGGTTTTTCACGGGGCTTGAAGAATTGAATAACTATGCAAAGAGCGACTTGCATGAATCATCCATGACTATTCCCAGTATCATTGAAAAGATGCCGGAACTGTCCCGTTTGATTCATGTGATGTCTCATGGGAATCAGAATTTACCTGCCGAAACTGGAATTCTGGAAATTCAGAAATTAAGGGGAACCCTTGTTCAGGCCATGTTTACCAGCTACGATGGCAGAATGTGGCGCGGCGGTATGTATTCGGGTACATGGACAGGTTGGGGCGGAACTGATGGGGTACCGACAGGCAGCCTTTCTTATTACGCTGGTCCTGTTGCTCCTGTTGGATGGATATTCTGTCAAGGTCAGGCAGTAAGTAGAGCAATTTATGCAGTACTTTTTTCGGTTATTGGTACTTCCTGTGGAGATGGAGACGGAAGCTCCACATTCAATTTGCCGGATTGCCGCGGTTGTTTTATTCGTGGTCTTGATGATGGCGCGGGAATTGATTCAGGAAGACTTCTTGGTTCTCTTCAACAACAGGGGCTGCCGAACATTAAAGGTACGACGGGATCATACACTTTTGAAGCAGGAGCCCTTTCGGGCGGATACCAAGGCGCATTTAGGACTGGAAACGGAGCAAATGGCGTATGGAGTTGTCGGAAAGACAATGGATATGCTGTCCCGCTCTCTTTTGATGCTTCCAAATCTAATTCCATTTACGGCGCGGCTGATGAAGTACGGCCCACAAATATTGCCTTTCCAGTAATGATTAAATATTAGCTCCTATCGGGGCAAGAGGATTTATTTTCCAGTAGCGTTCTGCATCTTGTTTCGTGACAGCCGCGCGGTAATGTTTGAAGAGAACATCAGAGTTCTTCGTGTGTCCGAGATTTTCCTTCAGTTTGTGGACATCAGGATCTATCGCAAGAGAGTATGAGGCGAAAGAATGTCTTGCTGCATCATGGCGATTTTGTAACCCGGCAGCCTTACGAACAATGGCAGATTTACGTTTCCAGTTTGTGGGTATGAGTTTGCCTGCCCGTTTGGCTGCTGGAATCGTAGAAAGGTAATCCTTCAAATTACCGTATAGTTCAATGTTCCGAACTTGGTTTGTCTTTGCGATTGATGGTGGTACAGAAATGAAACCTTTATCGAGGTGGATGAGGTCCCAGGTCATCTTTTCCAGTTCTTCGGGACGGATTCCTGAGAAAAGCAAGAGGGAAAACGGAAGAAGTGTATCTCGGCAGTCCAATTTGAAAAGAGCGGGGACTGTTCCATCATCCGCAACCATAGGATGTGATGGATTTGCCGTTTTATACGATTTACAGCAGCACAAGAGGCGTTTTACTTCGTCTATGGTAAAGATATCCACTCCATCACTTTTAACTACTTTACGGCGCTCTATCAGATCAAATGGAGAACGTTTGAGCATTTCTTGTTTGACGGCCCAGGTAAATGCCGGGGCGATGACGGATAACGCGGAGTTGAAATAAGTTGCGCTTGGGAAGTTTTTTGAAAACCATTCTCGCAGTTCTGGAGCCTGAATATCGGCAATGTTCTTTTCTCCAAAATAGCTATCGAATTTTGTGGAATAGAACCGCCAGTTGGCAAGATGCTTGGCTGTCCAATGGCGCACTTCCGATACTGCTTCCTTGTACTTTGTGAGTAAATCCTTGGTGGGAATACCTATCATTCGAGCCTTACGTTGCTCTATCGCCAGACTGGCAGCTTCCACGAGGGAAATCTCTGAACCATTGTCTTTAATCAGTTCAAGGGCTTGAAAGGCATCCTTGAACTGGTCTGGATTCAGCGAAACAATAGCTCTGGCAGCATTAAGCAGTGAGGTATTCAACTTATGTTCCGCCAATAATTCCAGGGCCTGTTGGGCGTCTTTGACTTGTCCTGGTCCAAGTATGGTACCTAAAGTCAGTTCTCCATTGGCAAACTTTTCTCTGAGCAGGGCTTGTTCTTCTTCAGCCTCAGCTCTTGTTTTGTAGTACAAGTCGGTTTTTTTCCCTGATGCTGCAAATCTGGCCGGTATTCTGATCCTGTAGAGAATTTTGCCCCCACGCTGCATCTTGAAGATGGTAAATCTGAGAGGTTTGCTCAT